CCCGTCGTGCCGCTCTTGGTGTTCACTGTAGTGATGAAGATGCCGTACAGGGTTGCTGTGGCATTGATGCTGAAGTTGGTCGTGGCAGCGTTTGTCACCTGACGGGACGAAGCCGCACCGGCATCCCACTCAGGGCGAGCGGACTCGGTGTAGGCAACACTCTCAGACCAACCGGAGTGCGACCCCATTGTGTCAGACGGATCGAGAGCGCTGAAACCAGCGTTGTCGATCAAGCCCATGTACCAACTGGAATTCTGTGTGCCGCCGTTGAAGCCAGCATCCAAGAGATAGTTGAGTCCAACGTCAACGATCCCGTTGTTGAACTCGACGGTTTCAATGACTTCCCCATCCCGAACGAGATCAAGTTGGAAAGTACCTTTCAGTTTCAGATCATTTTTCATAGCGTAATAGTTCCTCTTTTAAGTTCCCTCCGCAAGCCGGAGGCGATTTCTCGAATTGTCTGCCTCGGTGTTTCTTGGCCTTGAACAGACACATTGATGTCTCCAACATTTGTGACGGAACCTCCTTGTTCGCGGTAGGCCGGTTTTTGACCTGAGTTCAGAGCAACAAGCTCTGAGTAAAATTTTCTTGCCGAGCCAGCATTCACGACAAACTCTCCAGGAGAGAGCATGGCGTTGATGTTGTCCACCCCGCGTGCGGAACCACCAGCGGCAAAGTACTTACCATAACGTGCCGTAGAAGACGCACCAGCTTGACTCGAAGCTGCAATAGCTTGGTTCGCAGCGGCAAGAGCTTGATCGGCTGCTGCCTTCAAGCGGCCCATTGCTGCAACAGCATTATTGATAGACGGAACATACCCATCCATTGTCGTCTTCACATTACCAGCCGCCGTGTTGGTATCCGACATGGCTGTTTTCAACCCATCAGTAGCAGTCTTTGCACTCTTCGAGTTTTCACTGATTTTCTTTGTTGCTTCAGCGGTCTCGTCAGACGCCTCCCTTGCTTCGTCTTGGGCAGTTTTGATGTCTTGCAACCGTTCATGCATCTCCAGAAACGGGTCAGCCATGTCCCCATGGAAATAGCCCGTTTCGAAGGCTTCTTTCACTTTCTGTAGAACTTCTGTCGCCCGCTCAGCATTCAAGTTGCCGGATTCCAACCCCTCTCGGGCAATCACTTGCAACTCTTTGTAGCTTTCTTGCAATACTTTTGCGGCATCGACTGCTTCGGAGTCAATGTCTGTTCCAGATGTAGCGGCAACTGTACCAGCGGCAAACGCCTCTGTGGCTCCGAGGGCATTGAACCTTGTCTCTAGTTTTTCAAGTTGTGCTAATTCCTTCTCAATTCGCAATCGCTCTTCGTAGTATTTCTGACTGTTTCGGAGCGTGACTTCCTGTTCTACTTGGGCTGTCTCCGTTTGGGTTAGCTTATCAGACAGTTCTTTGCCGGTCGGGAGCTTATCCAAAAAGCCTTGCAAGCCTCCCTCTGCAAAAGCCTCGCCCAGATCGATGCCAGCTTTCTCAGCGGCGGCAATCAAGTTAGCCCGCCCCTCTTCGCTGAGAGTGAGCACAGCTTCCAGCTTGACTTGCTTCATCGTTTTCTGCAAGTTCTCAACTGACTCGTCGAAAATATTCAAGCCGTCTTTTTTGACTCGGTCTAACTCCGCCCTGAGTTTATCACCAAGGGCGTTTTCTGGGAGGATTTTGTTGATGAAGTTTGTCTGTTCAGGCGTCAGTTGTTCAAAGGAACTCAACAACTCCTGGAAAGCAGTGCGTGCAGTTTTCAGGTCGTCATCACCGAGGCCGTCAGCACCTTGTTCCGCAAGTTTCTTTCTGGCTTCATCCAGCACCTTGATGTTGCCAGAGATATTCTTCGCGATGTCAGCTAAGGCACGTTGCCCTGCCGGAGATTTGGCAGCTTCGCCCACACTCTTCATGGATTGCGAGTGAGTCTTTAGTACGCCTTCCAGCGACTTTGAATAGCCTTTCATCTTGCTGGCTATTTCAGCAGACTTCCTCGAACTGGTGTCAACCGCCTGCAAAGACAGTTGGCCCATTTCACCGATGTTGGTTTGAATAACACTGGAGGCTTTCTCAAACTCAGCCGTACCCCATTGAGTTCTTCCAAGTTCGCGGAAGGCTGCTTCAGTGTCTTCTCGAAGCTGTCGGAACCGAACCTCAAGCTGCTTGTCTTTGGGTGCTTTGGCTACTTCCAGCTTGTCTTCAAACTTCTTGTAGTTGTCTGCGACGGCTTCGGCATCTTTCCATGCCTTCTTAGCAGCCGTAAGAGACTTGTTAGCGAAGTTGTCCAGCTTTTGCTGGATAGTATCCAATGTGCTACTAAGCCCACCAGCCAAGGTGTCGAAGGCTGCTAGGTTCTCGTCAGTTGCAATGTCTACTTTGAACTGGAACTGGTTGATTGCACGTTGGTATGCTGCGGCAGCTTGCCGGGCTTCTTCGAAACCTTTTTTGGTCTCCTCTACCCACTCCGAAAGCTCTCGGGCTTCAGCTAATTTTTTCTGCTCTTTGGTGACCCGCTTGTATGCATTTTCTTGCGATTCAAGTGCGTCGTTGCCGATCCCCAGGATAGAGAAAAGTTTCGATACTCCAGCGGTCAGTAGGGTGATTGCTGGCAACGCTTGTGTAGCGAGTGCGACAAACTGGTTTTTAAGTTGTTGTACCCGGATTTGGAGTTGGCGTCCCGGTGCCTCATTCAATGTTTTGAGTGCAGTCTCTAGCCGACCGGCTGCGTTCTGCATGTTCTCTAATGCACCTGTAAACTCTTCGCCGCCTTGTGTACCGATTGACAAGACACCGACTAATGCCCGCACCCGGTTGAAAAATTCACCCATGCGTGCAGCAGAGCCACCAGTCTCTTCGCTGATTTTCCTCAAGACGCCCTCCAAGCCACCAAATGTAGCGATGGCTTGCTGCCCGTCTTCGACACCCCATTTGTGGAAGAGGTCTTGCAGTTCTTCAGTCGGCTTGACCAATTTCGTCATCACACCACGCATCTGTGTCAAGGCTACATTTTCTTTGACACCTTGCTTGGTCATTGTGATTAAAGCGGCACCGACTTCGTCAAAGCTGATACCCAACTTAGCAGCCAGCGGGGTGACATTACCGAGTACGTTTCCGATGTTTCCGAGACGGACTCGACCTTCTTTGACAATCGTGAACAACTTGTCGGAAATCTCAGCGGCACTTCCAGCGGAGTCCCCGTAGGAGTTCATCACAGAAGAGAGTGCGTTGACAGCATCCGTCGTGGACGCCATTGTGGTTGTCGCTAGTTTCTGGGCTGTTCCCAGGAATTCATAGGCTTCTCCAGTCTCAACTACTTGGTTGGACAGAGTTTGGTAGTAGCCTTCGGCAACAGATGCAGTGTCAACACCCATCGCAGAGGACAGTTGCAACACTTGCTCAGTGACTTGAGCCATCGAGCCGATGGTGCCCTCACCGATGGTTTGGATTTCACCAATGGCGATGCTAAGATTCTTTGCTTCTGCGACGGCGTCTTGGAACCCACCGATTAAAGCAGACACCGCACGGAAAGCAAGCTGACCACCAAGAACACCAGCAGCGTATTGAGCGGTCTTACCCAATTTGGAGATACCAGCACTGGCTTTTTGAGACGCACCACTTGTCTTGTTCGCGGACGTAGAAAACTTGTTCAAAGCCTTTGAAACTTTGTTCAGCGAACCAGAAAGTTTAGCAAGCGTTTGAATCGCTCTCGAAGCATCGAACTCAAGGGATTGTTTGAACTCAGCCATTCTTACGTACTTTCAAATATGGGAAAGGGTTTGGTAACTTCACTTCAGTTGCGAACCGCTGTAAAGCAGCCATCCCTTTTTCTGTCAAATGGTATGGACCGGGTCTATTCAATCCACGCGGACTCAAGATTTTACCGCTGCCAGTGTCCTTGGCTCCTGGCTTGTATGTTTGGCGTGTGTACTCGTTGAGGATGAAATACCTGAGCGACGTTTCCCACTCGAAAAAGTATACAGACTTCGACGCACTAGCCTGAAACTTTGATCGACTCTCACGCCTACCGAGAGCCCGCCTGTCTTTGCGGGCTCTTAGCGGGCCATATTTAATAGTTGTTCCTGCTTTCTTGGCGATTGATTCGTAAGTAGCTCTCGAAGCACCAGACCAAGTTGGTACAACTGTTCTAACTGTGGCATTCAGCCAGACAATGACACCCTCTTTCAGGGCTTTCCTCATTTCGTCTGCGAGCTTTTTCTTGTACCCATTCAGATCGAAATAGATGCCACTAGCTCTCGCGAGGAATTTCATCGTATTCTCGAACCTGATTGAATGCCAAAATCATTGCTTGTGTATAGACAGTGCAGTCGTCCCAGGCGTCTTTTACGCCGGGCGGGCGAATACCGAGACGTTCACAAGCACACCACGTCGCGTATTCACCCGTTCGGAACTTGGGGAACAGTATCCGTTTTACTCCTCCCCCTCTCCAAGTAAAAAACGCTCTCGGGCCTCCTTGAGTTTGTCTTCACTAAGGCAGTTGGCTTCAAGGACCAAATGCTGAATCCGCTGAACTTCGATCTCATTGAAACCAGCGGCTCTGAGTTCTTGTTCCCAATTCAGCCAAGTGTTCGGGTCTTCCATCTTGACCGTCTCCCACTCGATGTTACTCGGCTCCAAGGAAACAAGAATCGTGTAGGCGAACCGCTTCTTGCCGAAGAGGTCGCTCTGTTCACGATAGGTGGGGTCTTTCAAATCGAGCTTGAAACCGTCCTTTGTTCGTTTTCCAGGCGCCTTCGGTGCAGACACGAGTGCGTCGAACTCCTCGTAGGACTGCACTCCGATGGCTTTGAAAACGATGTCATTGTCTTTACGCGGAATGACCAAAATTTCCTCATTCGGGCCATTAACTTCCATCCCATCAATCTTCATTCGTTATTCCTCTATCAAAAAGACACTGTCGCCCAAGACGTGAATCTTGGGCGACTGAAACTATAGATTCTAGCTGCACTCGTCATACGAGCCGCGTGCGTTGGTAACGCCACTTGCGTTACACTTGCCAGAACACGAGATCGTCGCGTCCTGGATGTTGTACTCCAGCGATTCCCAGCGGAAGTCGGGGAACGTGAACTTGTCGTCTTCAGTCGTGCCGCAGTCGTTACACTGCACAACCATCAGGTCAACAGCATACGGCTCACAGGCGTCGGACGAAGACGTGACCCACTCGGAAGCGTTACCGGACTGCTTCAAGCAGTCAACCACAGTAACATCTTCGCCGGTACCGGCTGTAACATGCTCGAACATGAAGTCGAGCGAGACTTCGAGAGGCTGCTCGTCACCGAGCTTGACGGTGTCAAGGTCGCCACGGTCTCGGATGTACTCGTACTCCTTGGTCTCGGTCCAAGTGAGGTTACCCTCACCGACCTTAATCTCCACCCGCTGCGGGAGGAAGGTAATCACGTCAGCTTGAGCGGGCGTGCCAGTGGCACCCCAAGCGGGCGTGAACGTGAGGTTGGTCGTGGGACCAGCGTCAGTCGGCGTTCGGGCTGTGACGGTATACGTGGTCACGTTCAGAGCCGTGTTGACAGTAAACCTGGCGCCAACCGGAACCAGATCGGTGTCGCTCGCGTTCGGCAAGTTCACTGTGTTGACTTCCATCGTTGTGTCGGAAGCGCCAGGGGTGGCATCAGCAATAACAGCGTTGCCGGTTGTACCGTCCAAGAAGTAAAGCAAACAATTTCGCAGATCAATAGCTGCCATTTTATTCTCCTGTTGTCATTTCAAAAGTTGCGTCAATTGCACCTTGACGCACTCGCGTGTTGTTTTCCAGAGTACCAAAGTTGAAGAATTGAATCTCGTGCGACCTGTCGAGCTTTACTCTTAGGCACCCGAGAAGAGTGTCGCCGTCCCCGTAACGATAAACGGGTATTCTAGCATCCATTGCCGATATGAAAATACCTCCCTGCTCTTCCAGGAGGTAGGCGTTTTGGCTTGCCATCTGCATTCGGATCGTCAAGAGAATATTCACTTCACTTGTGATAGACCAAACGCTGTGGCTTAGTTTCTTGACGAACGGTCCCTGGAGTCTCAGTTCAGCATGGTTCTCCTGCATCGTAGACTCACTACGTTCGTCAATCCCCTCCACGAACATTGTGATGGAGTTTGCATCCGCAATGTCTGTAAAGTATTTTATGAGTGATGTATTCACCCATCGCACAATGTCAGAGGTAACTGCCATTATTCCTTGATCCCTACCGCGACATCTGTGATGCCAGTATTACTTGTGACGGCGACCGGTACGTCTCTATTTCCACTCCCTGTGTCCGAGACACCCAGTTCGGTAGTCGCTCCAAGTGTGATCTCCCTGTCGGGTTCTACGCCAATGATTTGCTTGGTCGCGAGAACCCAGCCAGCTTGATACTCTAACTGTTCGATCTTAGTAATTTCGTAACGAACATTGTCGATCAAAAGCCAATCGTCTTGTGTCAGTTGGAAGAACGGATCGACGTCGCGTGTATCAATGACAACAATCTTACTACCGACATCAAATGTCCCACCAAAGATGAACATCTTGTCGGCTGAAATAGTCGAGATGCCATAGTTGGTTTTTCTAGCAATATCGGTCGGCAGTAAGATTGCTCTTTTTATTTCCGTCCTGGTGCAAGTATACTCCTTGACGCCAGAGACATAGTTGGTCGAAACACTTGTGTTCCGACAGATCGTGATAGCATCCCCGTACTGCCGCTTCAAGGCGTACAGAACTTTTCGGTATGTCCGTTGGAGATTGCGGTTCACGAAATTTTACCTTTGATGATTCCGTTAAGAAGCTCGCTCGTGAACTTCAGTTGTTCTGTGTTCTGAGATAGAATAGCTTTGGTTTCTTCCACAAGAGCAACTAGGGTGTCACGTTGATAGTTTTCCAGCTTCTCAATCTTGTTTGACAGTAAATCTTCTCGGCGCCAGTCTCTCCAAATGAAGAAGAGTAGTACACCAAGGATTGGCCCAACTCCCTGAAAGACTTGAAGCCACGCGGTTGCGTCCCACGACATTTTGACTTCTCCCAAAAATAAAAGGCCCGCCCGTATAGCCGGACGGGCCTTGATTCACTCAGGTAGGGTTGTCTAGCTGTACAGGACGCAGCCGAGCCGTTCGTCGAGCACCTTGACACCACAGAGGAGGTCAAGAGTAACTCGTGTACCTTGGTACTCGATGTCGTATTGCATGGTCGCACGCATTGCGACATCGTTGTACGCAGCCACACCGGATTGGACACCCAGAGCGTTGCTCGGGAGTGCCAGCGGTCGGCTGACGAGGGCCATGGCGTGCGGGTGGAACGCGAGGTTGTACCCACCGCTCGGGCCGGGGAAGACATCCGCGTTGTCCGCAACACCAGAATCCAGCGGACGGTCGAGCCAAATGTCGGTCGCACTGGAGTTGGACGAGTTCTCGTTGGCCTGGATCACGGTGTACGTGTGCCGACCGGTGCCGGTACCGAACGCAATGACCTGACCTTCTTGCGGCGGCTTGCTGGCTGTGTAACCATCGACGATGATGGCCTTCTCGTAACCAGCCGAGTAGGCGCCTTGGGCCGCACACTTCTTGAAGACGCGAACAACCGCGTTGATCGTGCTGCCGTAGGTGAACGCGGGGAAGACCATCGCCGTAGTGTTCGTGGACGCAGTTGCGCCAGTAATGACCATCGGACGACCTTCGCCAGCGACCCACACAAACTCACCAGCACTTGCCTCGTAGGCAAGGACGTTACAGGTGATGTTGCCGGAACCGCCAGCCGCAACGGCTTCGTACATTTCGCCAGCGACGTAGTCAGCGCTACCGAGCGAAACGTCGCCAGTGTTTTGATCCATGTAGGTGTCAAAACCGAGGAGGCGACCGAGGCGGGCGTTCTCAAGGGCTGTTCCACCGTCACCACGTTGGTTGGCGGCTGTGAACAGTTCGGTGCCCAGCATGTGCGTCTCAGCACTCGGGCAGAGGACGAGGTTCCGCTGGTTCAAGGGGCACTCGTTCTCGTTCAGCTTCTCGCGAGCGGAAAGCATGTAGTCCTTGGCGAGAGCGGAATTCATGGTTTCGAGCTTTCCAGCGTCGTAATCCATGAAACCAGCCGCTTGACCGATCAGGGCGCGATCAACACCACTTGCCAGCGCGCGTGCGGCGGGCGTGATGTGAATGTCAACGAGGTCTTGGAACGCCTTGGTGGCTTCCTCGTCCTTGATGATGAAGTTGACGTAGATGTGCTGATCCAACGGCACTTGGACGTTGGTCAGTTCTGCGTCTTGCGCGGTCACAGTGTCAGACTGCGACTTGCGATAGAATTTGAACGCACTCGGGCGTCGAGTGTTGACCACGTCGCCGTGGCGTGCAACGTCCATCGAGAAGTCACGGTAGACCAAGCGGGCCATAACCATGTTCTCTTCGAGTTGCATGAGACCTTCTTGTGCCCAAATCTCCGGGATGAGGGCGTCGTTGTCGTTCGCGTGGAAACGGAAGTTTCG